GGTTGTGAAACACCAAAGTGAAGAGGCGTCAAAGCCTGACTTCAACCCAGACGAAGTACCGTTCTAGTTTCACAAGGGCCGTAGCTGATGCTGCGGCCCGCTTTCCCAAAGGAAGACCCCATGTCAGCAGATAAGTTTTCCGCCATCTTTGATGGTTTGAAACAGGCTTACGGCACGTACAAAGTTGAAAAAACTCAGTCCAACGGTAAAAATACTGGCAAGGCTAGTATCATTAAGGAACCGCGGACCTCAAAACTCTGGAAAGGTCACCTGTCCGGCAAAGGCACCTCTGTAGGCATCATTCCGATTAATGAGGATAATTGCTGCAAGTGGGGCTGCATTGACGTTGACCAGTACCCGCTAGACCACAAAGTACTTATAGAAAAAATACGGGCTATGAAGCTGCCCTTGGTTGTCTGTCGATCAAAGTCCGGCGGCGCACACTGCTTTCTTTTCTGTAAGGAATGGATCGAAGCAAAGGAAATGCAGAAGGTCCTAACACACCTGTCCGCGGCCCTCGGGTATGGCGGTAGTGAGATATTCCCCAAGCAAGTAAAACTGCACTTGGACCGCGGAGACGTAGGTAACTTTCTAAACCTACCTTACTACGACGCAGAGGACGGCCTAAGATACGGCATTCTGGATGACGGCACGTCAGCAACGCTTGAAGAGTTTTTCGGCTTGTACGAGGCGCATGTGCAGACGCCGGAGGAGATAGTCAAACTTCAAATGACTGACGCGCAGGTGAAAGGACCGCTTGCCGACGGACCGCCTTGCCTACAGCACCTTACAAAGGTTTTGATTAGCGAAGGCGGAAGAAACAACGGTCTGTACAACATAGGTATTTATCTACGCAAAGCGTTTCCCGATAGCTGGGAGACAGAGATAATGACGTACAACACCCAGTTTTTAGACCCGCCGTTGCCGCTGCCAGAAGTGAACGTTGTTGCAAAGCAAGTTGGCAAAAAGGATTACTCGTACAAATGTTCTGACGCGCCCATTAACGCACACTGCAACAAAGAACTGTGCCAGACCATGAAGTTTGGGATTGGGGCAGGGGCTCAGAACGCGGCTATTGGAAACTTGCGTAAGTACAACTCAACACCGCCCGTGTGGTTTATGGACGTAAACAGTGAACCCGTTGAATTAGATACTGACGGCTTGATGAACCAGAGCATGTTTCAAAAAGCCTGTATGGAGCAAATTAACTTCATGCCACGCAGCGTTGCTAGATCACAGTGGGAAGCGCGGATCAGCACTATGATGCGTGAAATGACCGAAAACCAAAGCGCCATAATAGAAGTGTCCGTTGACGCCTCAGTAGGTGGTCAGTTCTACGACTTCCTAGAAGAGTTCTGTAGCCACATGCAACAGGCCAAAGACAGAGAAGAGATACTGCTTCGCCGTCCGTGGACCGATGAGGAAGAGGGTTACACATATTTCAGGCTCAAGGACTTCGAAGGGTTTTTAAAGAAGAACAAGTTCTTTGAATATAAGTCCCACAAGATAGCCCAGCGTCTGCGCGAGGTAACCGGAGAAAGCTGCTTGCTTAGAATAAAAGGTCGCGTGGTACGTCTATGGAAGGTGCCAGCATTTGAAAACGGTGATATAGAATTAAGTACACCACAGTTTCAAGCGCAGGAGAGTCCGTTTTGACTGACAACGTATTAAAAGAAATGCGGAACAAAGAAATTGTCCGTCTGATTGACGAACAGAAAGTGACCAAGACCGCTGTTGCTAAATGGTTTGGGATAACCAAGCAGCGGGTACATCAGATATACACTCGGGAGACAAACAATGTATCGGATATTCGGACCTCCGGGGACGGGGAAGACAACAACACTACTCAATAAGGTTGATGACGCCCTGCAAAGCGGAGTAGAGCCGACCAAGATTGCTTTCTTAGCCTTCACCAGAAAAGCCGCAGAAGAAGCTAAAGAACGCGCCGCTGCACGATTTAAGCTGGACCCGAAAAAGGACCTGTACTTCTTTCGCACTATCCACAGTCTAGCCTTGTCACTGTCAGACATAAGCCCCGAACAAGTAATGCAGCCGTCGGACTATCGCGAACTGTCGGAAAACATGGGGGTACATCTCGTAACCACCAAAAGCGTTAATTTTGATGATGATCTGCCGGACATGATGAAAGCGTCTGATCCAATTCTGGGTTTAATAAATCTGGCGCGTCTTAGAAAAGTGCCTCTGCGTAAACAATACGACATGAGCAACACACATCTTACATGGAACGAGATAAATTACGTCGATAGCTGCCTTGGGCGATACAAACAGGTCCGGCACAAATTTGACTTTACAGACATGCTGGAGAATTTTGTAACAGAAGGCTCCAACTTTTGTCCGAACTTCGAACTCTGTTTTGTAGACGAGGCGCAAGACCTCTCTCCAATGCAGTGGGATATTGCCAGCCTGTTAGATGAACGATCCAAACGTATGTATGTCGCGGGCGACGATGACCAAGCTATCTACCGCTGGGCCGGAGCCGACGTGGACACCTTTATAAACCTCGACGGCGGATCAGATACACTAAGCCAATCCTACCGCATCCCCTACAGCGTACACAAAGTGGCAGAAGGCATAGTCAAACGCATTCAACGGCGCGTCGTAAAGAACTACGAACCAAGACAAGAAATGGGCGAAGTCGGATACTACCGAGATATTATGGACATTGACCTGTCAGAAGGCTCTTGGCTTATAATGGCGCAAGCCGGATATATGCTAGAACCCGTGGCGCAATACCTAAAGTCCTTCGGTTACCTGTTCGAATATCGCGGCTCACGGTCCATCTCCGCTAAGATTAGTGACGCGGTAAACGGGTGGGAGCAACTGCGTAAAGGCCAAAGCGTTACAGGGCAAACAGCGCGAAACATCTATGAATACATGTCCGCGTCCGGTGCCCGTCAAAGAATAAAAAAGGGCTTTAAGCGCATCAAAGGTTTGGAAGACGCCGAGATGGTTAACATACAAGACCTAAATGTTAACCACGGGCTACTCGCAACAAAAGATATGCTTTGGCATGAAGCTATGGACCGTCTGCCAGAAAAAGACAGGGCATATATAATCGCTCTGCTTCGACGCGGAGAACGCTTTAACGGGACGCCCCGTATCATAGTATCCACGATCCACGGCACCAAAGGCGGAGAAGCCGACAACGTTGTAGTGTTCTCGGACATTAGCGCAGCGGCTCAACAAGATATGACCGAAAGACCCGACGATATGCACCGCGTGTTCTACGTTGCCGTCACGCGGACCCGAGAGCGTTTGTTTATTATCGAAGGCGAAGACTTAAACAGGAGTTACGACATATGAACTGTTGGCACTGTGGGACAGAATTAATCTGGGGCGGGGATCACGACGTTGAGGATAACGAAGAGTACGTCATGGAAACCAACCTGTCGTGCCCAGAATGTCAAGCTCTTGTGCTAGTTTATCTGCCCAATACAGAAAATGGGGGAGTTTCCCCCGATGGAAAGGTTTACGAATGACTGAGTGGGAATATTTACGTCGTAACGGATTGCATAAAGAAAGTAATGCCGAAAAGTTTATAGAATCTTATTTTTTATCGCGGGAAGTTGGACCCAGTTGGAAATATCAAAAACAATATACAATCCCAGATAGTCGAAAAAAGATAGATTATTTGGTAACAACAGAAGAAGGTATAAGGTTTGGTATTGAGTGCAAGGGTAGGATGATCATGGGGTCGGATGGTGTGAAGGCCCGAGTTTTAGCCAACCATTTTGAGCAGGCGGCAGCTTATGCTCAAGCGTTGCAGTTACCCGTGTTTATCGGACCTGTTTGGTTTAACGACAGTCCGATGGGGGCCGGACAGGGGGGACTGAAGCTTACCGCTTTATCCGCATTAAACCTGTTTGGTGGACGCATGAATGTAGGAACACTTTTGTGGCATGATCGCTCTCCCTATGGCAGCTACTGGAGTTTAAGTTTAAGAGGCAAAAGTTTTTGGTTAAATCAAACAGGCTTTAACAAAGCCATGACCAAGCTGGTTACAACAGAAGGCTCTAAAAAAGAGCGGGAAGACCTAATTACATGAAAAAAGAAGAAATACTAAAAAAAAGTGCAGAGTTAGTGTCAGGCAACCGTGCAAAAGACTACGGTGACGCGCTCGAAAACTTTGACCGTATCGCCACAGGGTGGAACGTCATTATGAACGGCGCAATAACCTCGCATGGATACCTAACCGCGCAGCACGTTGCGCTGATGATGGATTGGGTTAAAACAGCAAGACTACTAAATACCCTAGACCATGAAGACTCATGGATCGACAAGTGCGGATACTCCTGCATTGGCGGGTCTTTTTCGGGAGAAAAAAGTGAGTAACCTAACAGTAGGCAGCGCGTCCTTAACATCCGAATGGGTGCCACCGCACGAACTGCCAGACCTAACACACGCCAAAACAATCGCTATCGACGTTGAAACCAAAGACCCAAACCTTAAAAAGATGGGCCCCGGATGGGCCAGAGGTGACGGGGAAGTGGTAGGTTACGCCGTGGCAACCCCAGAGTGGGCCGGATACATCCCCATTAGGCACCAAGGCGGCGGCAACCTAGACGAA